GGCAGTGGCTCGGGTGGTATAGTTAATCCTTGGAAAAAGGAAAGTTTTAACATGACTGAGCAAGGAAAGATTTTGAGAAACGATCCTGTGCAGGCTAAACAGTTGGCATCTGCGGCAGGAATAACATTAAACATTTAAGAGAGGAATTAAATTATTATGGCAAACGGAACAACTTTATCGGATGTTATTGTACCTACACTATTTAACCCTTATGTGGTTAACAGAACAATGGCTTTATCAGCGCTTTTTCAATCAGGTATTGCAGTTAATAATGCTGAATTTGATGCACTTGCGTCTGAGGCGGCACCTATACACAATATGCCATTCTTTGAGGATTTGACTGGAGCGTCTGAGGATGTAATTGAGGGGCAGGACCTTACAGCAAAGAAAATCACATCAAAGAATGATGTATCTACTACTATTAGAAAGGCCAATATGTGGTCTGCAACAGATTTATCTGCCGCACTTGCTGGAGTAGATCCTATGGCAGCTATAGGCGACCTTGTAGCGGGATACTGGGCAAGAGAGAATCAGAGAATATTGATTAAGATTTTATCAGGTGTATTCGGATCATGGCAAAATGGAGGTACTGCAGAAGTTCCTTTAAAGGATCATATTCTTGATATTACTACTGCATCAAGCGCTGCAGCAAAGAACATTTCCGCTTCAGCCTTCATTGATGCTTGTCAACTTTTAGGAGATGCACAGGGACAGCTTACAGCGGTAGCTATGCATAGCGCAACAAAGGCTTTCTTGAAGAAGCAAAACCTTATTCAGACAGAAAGAGATAGCACCGACGTAGAGTTTGATGTATATCAGGGAAGAAGAGTAATTGTAGATGACGGATGTCCTGTTGATAGCGGTACATACACAACTTATTTGTTTGGCCAGGGAGCTATAGCATACGGAAATGGTTCTCCTGTGGGCTTTGTTCCTACTGAGGTTGATAGAGATAAGAAGAAGGGATCAGGAGTTGATTACTTGATCAACAGAAAGACATTTATTATGCATCCAAGAGGCATTGCATGGCAGAACCTCGCAAGAGCAAATCAGGAGACACCTACAGAAGCAGAGCTTGCAAATGCAAAGAACTGGAAGATGGTATACGAGCCAAAGCAGATCAGAATTGTAGCATTCAAGCACAAGATAGGATAGTCAAAAAAGGAGGACCGTATGGTATTAGAAGATCTGATTCGTTTGATAGGCTTACGGTTACAAATGTTTGGGTATATCGTCACAGAGGGAGACAACTCTACAATAGAGTATCAAGCTGAAAAGGCTGCACAATATGTTTGCAATTATTGCAATTTTAAAAAGTGCCCGGATGATATTCCGGGTGCTTTGAAATTTGTGACAGTTGATTATGCCATCGGTGAATTTTTAGAACATAAAAAGACATTTGCTCCGAACGCACTTTCCATGCTTAATCTTGATATGGCTGTAAAGCAAATAAAAGCCGGTGATATGGATACTACATTTGCTGTAGGCGAAGGCTCAAAAACACATGAACAGAGACTTGATGCATTTATCAACTATCTTAAGTCGTATGGTAAAACCGAGCTTATGAGACATAGGAGAATTAAATGGTAGATGTATTGGAGCGAGCAAGAGCCTTGGCAAAAAAAGCTATGGAAGATATCTATTTTACAGAAAAGTGTGATGTTATTGAGATGCAAAGCGTCCGTGATGAAAGAACTAAAATAACAAAAGCTTCAGAAATAAAAGTGCTTGAAAATCAGCCGTGTAAGGTTTCGTATGGAAGTTTAAATACTGTTGGGCAGACGAGCACAGGAGCAACCAATAGGCAAACAGTTAAGCTTTTTATATCACCGGATATCACTATAAAGCCTGGATCTAAAGTAGTTGTAGGCCAAAACGCTTATAAAGCGAGTGGAGTACCGGCAGTGTACACAGATACGCATCAAGAAATTATGCTTGATATATTTGACAGGTGGGCATAATGGGAAACTTAGGTGGATTTAATGCGAATCAATTAAGACGATTTCAGAGAAAACTAAACGAAATCAAACCGGAAGATGTATCAGGGTTTATAGATGCTTGTGCAAAGGAGTTAGCAGCAAGGCTTTTGGCTACGGTTATCAAGCGAACGCTTCCTGGAGATTACTCGAGAGAGGTTGAGGTTGTTGCAAAGAGGGATTCAAAGAATCATAAAAAAGGCGACAAATACACAAAGAGAGTAAATCCTTCCGGGAAAGTTGGAGGAACACTTAGAAGAGGATGGACTGCAAAGACACACGAAGAGGCTGCAGGTGGAAGTGGTAGTGCAGACGCAAAAGCTTATGCAGAATCACTTACTGTAAATCACGTTGGAGATATGGTTGTTATTGAAATCATAAACCCGGTTGAATATGCCAGTTATGTTGAATATGGCCACAGAACCAGAAATCATACAGGATGGGTTCCTGGAAGATTTATGATGACTATTTCAGTGCAGGAGATTCAAAATATTGCTCCTGATGTTCTTGAGAATAAGGTCAGAAGATTTTTAGGAGGCTATATGAGATGATTAATTCAATTATTGAGGGCATTAGCATTGCGATAAATACTGAATTTGAAGACGGATATACCATTTATACAGAGAGTGTAGAGCAAGGTTTAAAAGAACCTTGTTTTTTTATATCCTGTCTCAATCCAACGAGTAAAGTTTTTCTTGGCGAAAGGTATTTCAGAACAAATCAAATGTGCATACAGTACATTCCTACAAATAAAAGTGTAGAAAAAGAAGAGTGCAATACTGTTACAGAAAGACTTTTTAATTGCCTTGAATACATAACAGTGGGTGAAGACCTGATTAGGGGCTCAAAGATGAATGCTGAAATAGTTGATGGGATTTTAAACTTCTTTGTGAACTACGACTTGTTTACATTGAGGCTGAGGAATAAAGAAGATGCTATGGATGAAGTGTTAAGGAATGTTGCAGTGAAAGGACAAGGTGAATAATGGATATTGAAAAAGGAACGAAAAAAGGCGCTATTGAGCAATCAAAGTTTACAAAAGAACAATTGCTTGATAGTGACAGATTCCGTGACAGAATAGATTTAGTTTCGGCTATTCTTTCTGAGGGTGAAGAATACACAATTGAATTTGTAGAAGAGCAAATTGAGAAATATATGAAAGGACAGGTAATATAATATGGCTTTAGGTGGTGGTACTTTTGTTAATCAAAAGAAAGAATTGCCCGGTGCATATATAAACTTTGTTTCAGCGAATTCCGCTTCTGCTAACCTATCTGAGAGAGGTATTGCAACAATGCCGCTTGAACTTGATTGGGGTATAGACGGAGAGGTATTTGAAGTGAACAATGGGGATTTTCATGAGGAGTCTTTGAAAATCTTTGGGTATGAGTATACACATGAAAAGATGAAGGGGTTACGTGATCTCTTCTTAAATACCAAGACACTTTATGCTTACAAGCTTACATCAGGCGGAGTAAAAGCAGGTAATGCATTGGCTGAGGCCGTTTGCAGCGGCGTTCGTGGAAACGACATCAAGATATCAATTCAGAAGAACGCTGATGATCAGTCTAAGTTTGATGTAAAGACAATAGTCGACACAACGGTTGTAGACAGTCAGACAGTGGCGGTAGTTGGAGACTTGGTTGCAAATGATTTTGTCAAGTTTAAGAGTGGAGCTACACTTGCTGTAACTGCTGCAACACCACTTACCGGTGGCACTAATGGTGCTGTAAGTGGTACATCTTATCAAAAGTATTTGGATAAGATTGAAGCGTATTCATACAACACAATGGGCGTTGTAGTAAAGGATGATACTACAAGAGGAATGTTCAATTCGTTTGTAAAACGTCTTCGTGAGGAGATGGGAGTTAAGTTTCAGCTTGTGCTTTATGGTTATCCTTCAGCAGATTATTACGGAACAACAAGCGTAAAGAACAAGGTACTTGATACAGGATGGAGTGAGGCTTCATTGGTTTACTGGGTAACAGGCATATCTGCAGGTTGCGAGGTAAATAGATCAAATCAGAACAAGAAGTATAACGGAGAGTTCAATGTTGATACCGGATATACACAAAATGAGTTGAGAAAGGCCATTAAGGCAGGTGAATTTGTACTGCATAAAGTTGGTTCAGATGTGCGTGTTCTTGAGGATATCAACACCTTGGTGACAACATCAGAGGAGCACGGAAATGTGTTTAAGGATAATCAGACAATAAGAGTGATTGATCAGATTGCAAACGATATTGCAGTTCTCTTCAATACAAAATATCTGGGAGCAGTACCGAATGATGCAGCAGGTAGAACATCCTTATGGTCTGACATTGTAAAACATCATGAGCAACTTGAAGAAATCAGGGCAATTGAGAACTTCTCTGACTCAGATGTTGTAATAACACCGGGAAGCACAAAGAAATCAGTTGTCGTAACAGATGCAGTCACGGTAGTAAATGCCATGTCAAAGCTTTTTATGACTGTGACTGTTGCTTAAGGAAGGAGTATAGATGTCTAATATAACAATGAAAGCGAAGGATACACTTTGTGCATCTCTTGCAGAATGTTTCGTTACAATAGGGACACGTAGATATAACTTTATGCAGGCGATTAAGTTCGAAGCAAAGTTTGACAAGACTAAAAAGGAAATTCCAATCCTCGGAAAGACGGGAAAGGGAAATAAGACTACAGGATGGAAGGGAACAGGTTCGGCCACATTCCACTACAATACGTCAATATTTAGAAAACTGATGGCTCAATATAAGGATACAGGCGAGGATATTTATTTTGATATACAGATTACAAATGAAGATCCTACTTCAAAGGCAGGACGCCAAACAGTAATATTTGTAGACTGTAATATTGATGGTGGGGTGCTTTCCAAGTTTGATGCAGACGGTGAGTATCTTGATGAGGACATGGACTTCACATTTGAAGATTTCAAGATGCCTGAGGAGTTTAAAGCCTTAGACGGATTCCTTACAAATTAGAATATAAAGTAGTCAGCCCCTCATGCGTGGCAATAGTCATTTATGAGGGGCTTATGTATAAACAAAAACAGAAAGGCAGATATAACAATGTCAAAATTCAGTAAATTTATGAAGGCAAACAAGGTTGTGAAGGAGAATGCGACACACCCTGTTACTAAATCTCTTTGTGATGAAAACGGTAAACCACTTGAGTGGGAGTTCAGACATATAACATCTAAAGAGAATGAAGAGATAAGAGAGGGGTGTACTATAGAAGTTCCAATTACCGGAAAGCCTAATGTTTATCGACAGAAGCTTAAGACAAGCCTTTATATACAAAGAATGCTTGTTGCTTCGATTGTTTCGCCTGACCTTTATGATGCCGAGCTTCAGGACAGTTACGGTGTAAGCACGCCTGAGGAACTGCTTATGGCCTTAGTAGACGATCCGGGTGAGTATAATGACCTTGCTGCTTATGTTCAAAACTTCCAGGGCTTCAATGTTTCATTTGAAGATAAGGTAGAAGAAGCAAAAAACTAATAGAAGAAGGGGATTGGGAAGCTAATCATGCTTACTATGCCCTTCTTAAATTACATATATTGCCTTCCACTTTCCTCGCAATGGATGAACAAGAAAAAGCCTTTGTTGTAGCGGCAATAAGGTTGAAGATTCAAAACGACAAGGAAAAAGAGAAAGAAACAAAAAGAAAAATGAGCAGGAAAGGGGGATAAATAATGGCAACGATTCAAACAGCTATAGAATTACAGGATAATTTTACAAGTGTTTTGTATCAAGTTATTAATTCTGTCAATATGAGTATCACTGCAATGGAGGAACTTCATAGCACAATGAATTCCACAGTGGATACCACTTCTATTGAGGCTGCAAGGGATTCTATAAATCAGGCCACTACGGCAGTACATGAATTAGATTCTGCCATGCAGAGTGTAAATGACAACACAATATCAGCAACACCCCCTTCAACACCTCCTGAAGCTCCTGAGCCACAACAGGTTCAGTGGCAATCATATAACGGTCCTGAAGTGTTTACCACTACAGGAGTTGAAAGATTTCAGCAAGAAGTACAAAGTGCAAATGCTATGTTAAGCACCTTGAACTCGACACAAAGTCAAATTGCACACACAGCTGCAGGAATGAGCATATTACCTTCTAATGCAATTAGTGATATAAACGGAATGGGCAATAGATTGCAGGCTATACAGGAACGAATACAGCAAATAGAAAGCAATCCAATGAACATGGGTACTGCCGGAGCAAATGCAGGACTTGAACAATTACGTAACCAGTTAAACCAAGCTATGGTTGAGCAAGAAAACTTAAACAGAGCTATGTCAAATATGGATGTATCTTCTGCTAATGAATCGTATATAAGGTTAATGCAAACTGTGGGTGAGACTGAGCGATATATCAGAGATAATACAGATGAGCAAGGAAGGTTTAATCAAGCAATTAATGATGGTGTATCAAATGCGAATAATTTGATGGATTCAGTAAAAGGTCTTGTACTGGCATATGCTACAGTGCAAACAGGCAAGGGAATACTAGGGCTATCGGACACATTAACATCAACAACAGCAAGACTTGACATGATGAATGATGGTTTGCAGACTACAGAAGAAATGCAGAATATGATATTCCAATCTGCTGAGAGGGCGAGAGGACAGTATCAGAAAACTGCAGATGCTGTATCGAAGCTTGGAACTTTAGCCGGGAATGCATTTGATAGCTCTGCAGAAGTTGTTGGGTTTATGGAACAAGTAAACAAACAGTTTGCTATCGCAGGAACTTCAGCTCAAGGTGTCAATGCAGCTATGCTACAGCTTACTCAAGCAATGGGATCGGGTATACTTCGTGGTCAAGAATTCAACGCAGTATTCCAGCAGGCTCCTAATATAATGCATTCCATTGCAGATTATATGGGAGTGCCTATAGGTAAATTAAAAGATATGGCCGCAGAGGGCAGAATTACAGCTGATATTGTAAAGGCTGCGGTGTTTGCCGCTGCTGATGAAACGAATGCCAAGTTTGAAAAAATGCCTAAGACATTTGAACAAATCTGGGCATCGTTTTCAAACCATGCATTAAGAGCGTTTGAGCCGGTATTACAAAGGCTAAACACTTTAGCAAATAGTGAAGGATTTCAAGCATTTGTAAATGGTGCAATAGAAGCAATGGCAATGGTTGCAAATGTAGTGCTTACTATCTTTGACTTAATAGGGCAGGTTGCTTCTTTCGCTGCAGATAATTGGTCATGGCTGGCACCTATTATTTATGGCGCAACAGCAGCACTTGTTGCTTACTACACAGCCTTAGGAATCTACAACGCTATTCAGCTTATAAGCAATGGAATTAAAGCGGTAGCTTCATTCATGGGAAGTGTTCATGCAGCAGCCCTTGCAATGGAATCCGGAGCTACTTTTACAGCGACAGTAGCACAACATGGCTTTAATGCAGCACTATATGCATGTCCTTTAACATGGATAATTATGCTCATTATTGCCTTAATAGCAATAATATTTGCTGTCTGTGGTGCGATAGCAAAAATGACAGGTATTGCAAATACCGGATTTGGAGTAATGACCGGCGGTATTAATGTTGTAATTCAGTTCTTCAAGAATTTAGGCTTTACAGCAGCAAATATTGCTATAGGAATAGGGAATGCTATAGGAGCTCTTGCCTCAAATATGATGGCGGCATTTAGCAATGCAATATCAGGTATTCAATCATGGTTTTATGACTTGTTATCTACCGCATTATCTGTAGTTGCAGGTATTTGTGAAGCTTTAAATAATCTACCTTTTGTTGAGTTTGATTTTTCGGGTATAAGTAGTGCAGCTGATGATTATGCGGCAAAAGCAAGTGCGGCAGCAGGGAACAAGCAAAGCTATACAAGTGTATCAGATGCTTTTAATAGTGGAATGTCAACATTTGACACATTCAAGGATGGATGGGCTTCAGATGCCTTCAGTGCAGGTGCAAGCTGGGGTGATGGAGTTATGGATAAGGTGACAGGAATGCTTAAGGGAGTACTCAATCCTGAAATTCCGAGCATGGGAGATCCATTGGAAGGAATTGGTAATATACCTGAGTTGGGGGATATAGCAGGAAGTGCGGCTGATACGGCAGGAAACACAGGAGCTATAAAAGATGCAATGGATATTACAGAAGAGGATTTAAAGTATCTTCGTGATATTGCAGAGCAGGAAACAATCAATAGATTTACAACGGCTGAAATCAATATTGAGCAGACAAACAATAACCACATCTCTAATAACGGTGACCTTGACGGAGTACTGTCAGGTCTTACAGATGCAGTATATGAGGCTGTTGATATAATAGCGGAAGGAGCACATTAAGATGGGAAAAACAGGATATGATTTTTATCTGAATAAATGCTTGTTGCCTATTGCTCCGGATAAGCTTCAAATCAAGATAAACAATGCAAATTCAAAGGTTACTTTGATTGATGAAGGGCAAATCAATATACTTAAAAAGGCAGAGTTAACCGATATTGAATTTGATTGCATTATACCTCAAGTTAAATATCCTTTTGCAAGTTACAAAGGCGGATTTAAGGGTGCTTCTTACTTTCTTGACTATTTTGAAGAGTTAAAAGCAAGTAGGAAGCCTTTTCAATTCATTGTGTCTCGTGTAATGCCTAGCGGAAAAGTACTCTTCTCAACAAATATAAAGGTATCACTTGAAGAATATAAGGTAATAGAGCAAGCCAGTGAGGGTTTCGATATAGGAGTAAAGTTTAAGCTTAAGCAATACAAAGAGTACGGAACCAAAACAGTAAGCATTAAATCTTCAGAAAGTTCAAGTGATGAAGCACCAAAAGCAACTGTAGAAGAACCTAGATCAACAGAGAATGCACCTAAGGGAGAATATAAAGTGGGCGACATTGTGAATTATCATGGTGGAACTCACTTTTACACTTCTTATGAGGGCGCAAAAGGTTATCCGGCAAGGGCAGGTAAAGCAAGAATAACTATTGCAAATGGTAAGGGCAAGGCGCATCCATGGCACTTAATACATGTTGATTCAACTTCAAATGTATACGGTTGGGTTGATGAGGGAAGTTTTGATTAAAGGAGCATAGATGGATATAGAACTTTTGATATCAGATCCTTCAGGTAATAAGCTGTATATTCCGGTTGTTGAAGAAGGTATTGAGTGGAGCACTGAAAGAAGAAGTACTCCGGGTAAATTAACTTTTAAGATAATAAATGATGGTATTATTGATTTTGAAGAAGGTAGCAGGGTTAGATTAAAAGTTGATGGGAAAGAGGTATTCTATGGTTTTGTGTTCACAAAGAGACATGATAAAAATCAAATTATATCTGTAACAGCCTATGATCAGCTTAGGTATCTAAATAATAAAGATACATATGTATATGAGAATAAAACAGCTGCTGAATTCATTCAGATGATAGCGACAGACTTTAACTTAAAAATAGGTGCTTTGGAAGATACAAAGTTTAAAATTGCTTCAAGGGTAGAAGATAATACATCTTTATTCGATATGATTGAAAATGCTTTGGATTTAACATTGCAAAACACAAAAGAAATGTTTGTAATGTTTGATGAATTTGGCAAGATTACACTTAAAAACATTGCATCCATGCGTGTAGGTGAAGAAAGCGCATATCTATTAATTGATGAAGAAACAGGAGAAAACTTTGAATATTCATCAAGCATAGATTCCGATGTGTACAACAAAATAAAGTTATCATATGATAATGAAGATACAGGAAAAAGAGATATCTATATTGCTCAAGATGGTACGCACATGAATGAATGGGGAGTTCTGCAGTATTTTGATACGCTCTCTAAGGGCGAGAACGGACAAGCAAAAGCAGATGCTCTTTTAAAGCTTTACAACAAGAAGAGCAGAAATTTAAAAATAACAAATGCAATAGGGGATACAAGGGTAAGGGCAGGAAGCCTTGTTGTTGTATCTCTTGCATTAGGCGATGTTAATTTGAAGAACTTTATGTTGGTAGAAAAGGTTAGACATACATTTAAGTTGGACCAGCATGTAATGGATTTGACACTTAGAGGAGGTGAGTTTGTTGGCTGACGCAGTTGAGTTTGTAAAACTTGTTAAAAAAGCTGCTGTTGAGGCATATGAAGCCACAAAGCCGGTACAAGTCTGCTTTGGGAAAGTAATAAAAGCCTCACCACTTGAGATTATAGTGGATCAGAAACTGACTCTTGGTAAATCTCAGCTTGTACTTTCAAGAGAAGTTACTGATTATACAACAGAGGCTACTGTTGACGGCGAAAAGAAGAAGATAACTATTCACAATGGGTTGGTTGTGGGTAATGAGGTTATTCTTTTAAGGCAGCAGGATGGACAAAAATATATAGTGGTGGATAGAACAGGATGATACCTTCAGATAAAGGCTTTTTAAGTCAAAATTTTGAGATAGAAGAAATACCAACCTACACATATAAAATGAAATCTGACAGCAACAGAATACAAGGACATACAGACAGCTTGGATGCAATGAAACAGGCTATCTTTAAGATTTTATCAACAGAAAGGTATCAACATCAGATGTATTCTTGGAATTATGGTGTTGAATTTTTGGATTTGTATGGAGAGCCTGTATCATACGTGTGCCCTGAGTTAGAGCGTAGAATTACAGAGGCTCTTACATGGGATAAAAGAATCAAGAGTGTTGATAATTTTGAATTTGACACATCAGAAAAAGGCGAGATACGTGTAAGCTTTGTTGCACACACGATATTCGGAAATATAGATGCAGAAAAGGTGGTGAATTTTTAATGTATGATGTAACTTTTAATGAAATTCTTGAACGAATGATTTCAAGAGTGCCAAACAGCTTTGATAAAAGAGAAGGTTCCATTATATATGATGCGCTTGCGCCTGCTGCACTTGAACTTCAAAGGGTGTATATAGAATTAAACTCTATATTATCAGATGCATATGGTGATACAGCCTCAAGAGAATATCTTATTTTGAGATGTAAAGAACGAGGAGTTATTCCGGAACAGGCAAGTAAAGCGATTCTTCGTGGAAAGTTTACACCTTCAGGAGTTAATGTAATAGGCAAAAGATTTAATTTAAATGAGTTAAATTACGTTGTTACAAGGGCATTGACAGATTCTGATGGTGGCTATGAAGTACAGTGTGAAACTCCGGGTGCTATAGGTAATAGAATTCTTGGAACAATGATTCCAATTGAATATATACAAGGCCTTGAAACTGCAGAGCTTACAGAGGTAATTATTCCGGGTGAGGATGATGAGACTACAGAGAATCTAAGAAAACGATACTTTGACAGCTTTAAAGAGAGCGCATTCGGTGGAAATGTTAAGGATTATATAGATAAAACAAATGCCATATCAGGAGTTGGTGGAACTAAGGTAACAAGGGCATGGAACAATGATATAAAACCTATAGATTTAATACCGACAAATAAGGTTGAAGAGTGGGTTAATACAACTAAAACAAAGCTGGATCCTGATGTTGCTAAATGGCTTACTACTGTATTTAGTGCAGGGAAAGAAAAGAAGTTGACAGCCGGAGGAACTGTACTTTTGACTATAGTAGACTCTAACTTTGGAGTTGCGTCAAATCAGTTGATAAAAAGTGTACAGCAGACAATAGATCCGGAGGATACTCCGGGGGAAGGATGCGGGCTTGCACCTATAGGACACGTAGTTAATGTGAAAAGCGTAAGAGGTGTTGAAGTGTCTGTGAAAACCGAGATTACTTTTGAAACAGGTTATAGTTGGTCTAATATGCGTAGTGCGATGGAAGAAGCTATAAAAGGGTATTTGTTAGAACTTTGTAAATCATGGGCAAGCACAACATCTTTAGTAGTAAGAATAGCACAGATTGAAACAAGGCTTTTACAGATAAAAGGCATTGTGGATATTGGGAATACTACAATAAACGGAGTTAATAAAAATTTGTCACTGGATCAATATGAAATTCCGGTGTTTAAGGAGGTAAGAGAATGACAAGAAATGTAAATCTGGCGTCATACCTACCTTCTTTTTTAGCGGAATTCAAAGAGAACATTGCATTACTTGATGCAGAAAATCCTGAATTTGAATTTTTGTGGAAATCGTTTGATAGGATTTTAAAGAATGAATACATAAGTACTGCAGATGAGTACGGGCTATCCAGGTTTGAAGATATTGTAGGAATAAAACCATTGCCGGACGATACTCTTGAATCAAGAAGGTCAAGAGTACTGTCGAGGTGGTTTAATCATATACCTTTAACGCTGAAAGGGCTAAAGAAAAGATTGGCTTTAATATGTGGTGAGCAAGGGTATGATGTAAAAATAAAGGATTATATAGTAACAATAAGTATATATACAAGGTTTGATAGTCAAAAAGAAGAGATAAAAAAGCTGATGGAAGAGATAAATCCTTCAAACATGATAGCAAATCTGATATATGAAAAAGCTTTAACATTTAATATCTTTGAAAAAGGCATTATCAGTGAAGCTAATATATTGACAATAAGGCAGGTGAGTTAATGGCTTGGAATGGAATGACACTTACTAAAAGTGGAAGAAGGGCACTAAGCAAGGCGCAAGCAGAAGACACTTTAAGAATACATTCTATGGTAATTGGGGATGGATCACCACCGGCAAACTTTAACACGGTAGAAAGATTAGTAAATCAAAGGCTGGAAATCACTGAATTATCAATTGATTTAACAGATACAGGTTGCGTTGTGACAGGTGATTTTCCTAATGTCGGTTTTGATTACTACTTTAGAGAGCTTGGCCTTATGGTTGAAACGTCTAGTGGTATAAAATTGTATGCATATGATAACTGCGGTGCAGATGCCGAATATGTGATAAATACAAGTACAGTTGAAAGAACAGATAAAAGAGTACGAATTGAACTTATATTTTCAAATATCGGCAACGTAACCGTATCTAATCCAAGTGTTCTTTATGTCTCATATGATGCTTTGGAAAATAAACTAAATACTTTAAAAACATCAGTTAACGAAGATGTTGAAAATAAAATCAATACTTTGGAAAACAAGATAAATCAAAAGCTTAAAAAGGTGACAGTAGTAGAAGCAAGAGTAACTGCATGGGAAGGTACTACAGTATTTAAACAGCGAATAAATATTGCCGGCATTAAAGCAAATGATATCCCTATTGTCAGTCATAAGCTTGAAGATGGAATATCAGATGCAGTAATTATAAAAGAGCTATGGAAAGCATACAGCTGTCTTGACAAGGTAGTGGTCTATGACGGCTACATAGAACTTATATGCTATAGAAAAAAGCCGAATAGGAGTTTCTATTTAGCAGTAAAGGAGGTGTAAAAGGTGGCTGATGCAATATTGATGGCAGGAGGCACAGGAGGCGTAAGTTCGGACGATGTTACTGCCTCTAAGTCTCATGTCTTACAAGGGTATAAGACCGTCACTACGGATAGTAATGATGAAATTGTTGAAGGAACTATACCCAAACGTGGCACATGGTCCACAGCTGCAGAAGTTGTAAATGTTTTAGGAGAAAGTACAGTCCATGTAAGGTTTGAAGAAGGATACTACAATAAAGATGGGCAGTATAAGCCTACAGCAAAGATACCATATGCAGTTCTATCAAATGTATTGGGAATTGATGCAAATAAAATGCTTGATACACTGCAGGTTTCAGGGGTTAGAGGAACTATACCTATTCGTGGATATAAGGGAGAAGATTGCAATGAGATGTGGTACTACTCAGTAGAAGGAGGGTATGTAGTCCGTTTAGAGGAGGGGTATTATCATAAAGACCCAAGTGGACAGTGGAAACCTTATGTTATAGCACCTACAGCACT